CCGTCCCATGGCCGAGTCCCGTACGGTCACAGATGATTGACCCCCAGGACTCGCTGTTGGAAAGAAGGTCCCGAAGGACCATCTTTATCGTCGTTGTCAACGTCAGTGAATTCATGCTCCGCGATCCTTCTCTTTGTCAGGATTCATCACTTACTCCCTACCGCTCCGTTCGCGTAGAAGACGATCCCCATTCTTTCGTATGCTTGTCTGATGCTTAAATTGATAGCATACGATACTGAATAATTTGTCTCGAACCTTGAGATGGTCGGCCCAGCCAATCTAGCTTGATCTCCGGCTTCCCTGCACGTCATCTTCAAATTCGCCCTGGCCATCCGACCTTGCTCCGGAGATATCTCAAGCCCAGCAGGTAATAGCGCCATCCCCCCTGTTCTGGCCGCCTGCTCCCACCCTATAATCTCGATGGCGTCTGTCAGGCATTCCTTGATCAAATCCATATTGTCGATCTTCTTGGTCATGTTTGCTTCCCCTTCTCTAAAACTTACCAGCTTCCGCGCTGCTTGATCCTGGCCGCCACTTCTGCAACGGCGGTCTCCGCCACGTATGGGCTCGTATTGATGTTCTTCGCGATCCAGTAGCAGACCTTGTTCTCTTCCTTTATCCCTTCCCTCACGCGGTCTCCGACCATGTTCTCGACCGACATCAGCGTCTCCATCCGAGCCTTGTTGAGCTCGGCGACTAGCATCTTGTTCTCGTCCTCCAGATGGGAGACCTTCGACTCTAATCCGCAGGCCTGCTCTTTCAGCGTGTTAATTTCGCCATATGTCTGGGCGTACGACTCCTGCCCACTCACCAGCGCCTTGTCCAAAGCCAGCTCCAGGTTCCTGGATCTAACTTCCGACTTGCTGTAATCAGCGGAAAAGCGGCTTTTCTCCTTCTCGATATTCTCTACAGCCCGTTCCAGCCCTGTGATCCGTGCGCCATTTATGCAGTCGTTCATAATGGACGACGCCAGTCTCTCGCTCAGCGCCTCTATGATTTCCACGAGTTCGTAGTTCTCAAGATCTTTCAGGTCCATGTCTTCCTCCGTGTTTGGATGTGCCAACCATATGACGAACACGGCCTTGTGTCCACCCTAAAAATCAGGTATATGTGATTGCTCAATTCGAGGAGGAAGACATGTCACCAAATATGGCGAGAGCCATTGCCCTGATATTCGCAATGACTGTTGTGATGCTGATCGCCCAGAGTCTCGCTTCAATGATCGGAGGAATGAGATGAGTTTCCAAGGCTGGACACTGAACAGTTCCCGCAGACCTGAGTTTTCCCCCTACGCCGCGACCTTGTCCTACCGGGCCATGCTCCGCGACAAGGCTGACATCATGGCCCTTGGCGCCAACGCCCTGGCCGCCTACCGCGCAAGGAGAGCAGCATGACCGCAAGAGACCTCATCCTGGCCTCCATAGCCATCAGCGCCTTGATCGCCTTCGCCATCATTATGGCGTCAACCTGATGGAAGAGCCCCTTATTCTCGTCCGCTACGAGCAGCATCATGGTCGCATGGGCGACATCGAATGCCTGTTCGCCACCACCCAGGCCCGCCTTACCAAGGCGATGGGGTACAGGATCTCCCTGGGCGACGCCCTCGGCAAGCATTCCCAGATAATGGCGACCATGTGCGAGGACAACACCACCATCATGTCCGACGATCAGGATAAGATCGATTGGCTCCAGGGCCTCGGGATTCTCCCTGTCGGCTGGGACCTTGTCGAGATGGCTGAGGAGGAGAGGGAAGAAGATCGGATAGAAGACTCTCATTCTCCTGAGTGAACGAAAATTCCAGCCTGCCGAGCTTCCTCTGCCCCACCAGATAAGCCCACACGTCTTTGAACGCCACGCCAGACATCCACCGCAGACGAGGGGTCGCATCAACAAACGATGCGGCCCCTTTTTCGTCTCCGGGGACCCTCACCCAAGCCGCAAAATCCCAAAAATCCTTCGGCTTCTTTTCCGACCACACCTGCATGAACCAAAATTCTTGATCGTCTTTCACGTCTCTACACCTATCTCTACATCGATATTTCGCGCATTATAGACACAATATCATCAAAATGTCTTGCCGGCATCGCAGACGCAGACTACCATCCGGGAGAAATATCCGTTTGGGATCAGCATGTCATCGAGCTACATAAAAATTGCAGAGTACTTACACCAATATGAGCGAGACCCGCTCGGTTTCGTCATGGACGTTTTCCCCTGGGGAGAGGAAGACTCGTCACTCCATGATCAGGATGGCCCCGACGTTTGGCAGACAGAGGTCCTTGTCACCATTGGGAAGTGTCTTGACTGGGAAGAGGCTCTACAGATTGCGATATCCAGCGGTCATGGCGTTGGCAAAAGCGCCCTTGTTTCTTGGGTTATACTATGGGGCATCGCCACCAGGGTTGGCACAAAGGGCATTGTCACCGCCAACACCGACAACCAGCTCCGCACCAAGACATGGGTCGAGGTCGGGAAGTGGTTCCAGCTCGCTCCTATTCTCCATGACATCTTCATCATGGAAGGGATGTCGATCCACGCCAGGGATGAGAAATGGGCTCAGCAGTGGCGCGTAGACAGGATCACCTGGAGCGAAAAGAACACCGAAGCCTTCGCCGGCATGCACAACAAGGGCAAGCGCATCGTTCTCATTTTTGACGAGGCCAGCTCGATCCCCGATATGATCTGGGAAGTGTCGGAAGGCATGAAGACCGACGGCGCCACTGAGATCCTTTGGCTCGTATGCGGGAACCCCACGCGCTCTATTGGGCGCTTCAAGGACTGCTTCACCCGCTTCCGCGACTCCTGGCGCGTGAAGAAGGTCGACGCCCGCACCGCCAAGATGACCAACAAGCGCCTGTACGAAGGCTGGGTCCGGGCCTACGGCGAGGACAGCGACTTCGTTCGGGTTCGAGTCCGCGGTGAGTTTCCCCGCGTCGGTTCTCTCCAGTTCATCCCCGATGATCTCGCCCGCGCCGCTGCGGTCAGAGAGCCAGTAGCCTCCATCTACGATCCGCTCATCATGGGCGTCGACGTGGCCCGGTTCGGCGACAACCAGTCGGTCATCTGTTTTCGGCGAGGCCGCGACGCCCGCACGATCCCATGGATCAAGATGAGCGGCGTCGACACCAACACCCTCTCTCTCAAAGTCATAGAGCTCTACAATCAATATAAGCCCGATGGCGTGTTCGTCGACTCTGGCGGTGTCGGCGGCGGCGTCTGCGACCGCCTGCGTTATGCGCGCCTGCCAATTAAAGACGTGGTGTTTGGAGGGACCGCCGACGGCTCCAACCATGGGACCGAAGAGGGACAGGTCGTCTACGCCAACAAGCGCACCCAGATGTGGGGCGCCATGCGCGACTGGCTTGGCAATATCCCCAATCCCTTTGGCGAGATGCTCCCCGGCGGAGCGATCCCCAACGATATTCAATTGATCGACGATCTCGTCAACGTCCAATACGGCTACACCATGCTGTATGGCAAGGACGCCATCATCCTTGAGAAGAAGGACGACATGCGCCGTAGGGGCGTCCCCAGCCCAGATGAAGGCGACGCCCTCGCAATCACCTTCGCCTTTCCAATACTAAAGTCTGACCACACGGACCAGCTCAAGGGCGGGCCTAAACACCAAAGCGACTACAACCCTTATTCAGAATGTTGGGAGACACCATAATGGGAATGTTATTCAATCCGAGTAAAGCCCCTGATCCGCCGCCGCCACCACCGAACCCGCAGCAGGCGGCCAAGGCGGACACGTCGCTGACAGGTGGCCCAGCAGGACTCAAGGACTCGGCTGGCGGGACGCTCCTCACAAGCCCATCGGGCACATCAGAAGTGAAGACGGGCGGAAAGACCCTTATGGGGCAGTAACATGGCAAGCACGGCGTCACGCTACGGCGGCACTCAGAAGCGTGAGGCCGCCTTAAGGCATGGGCAGGAGATCCACGAATCTCCCAAAGAGAACAATGTTCGCTATGAGGAGGCGTCATCGTCCCTTCTGGCGCAGGAGATTCCCGAGCCACCCACCGAGCTGGCGGCCAGGAACTCCGAGTGGCATGACCTTCGGAACCACCTGGAGAGCAGACTCCAGATGATGACCAACTGGCGTCTGTCATGGTGGCGTCATTGGGCTCTGCTCGCCGAGAACATTCTCCCCAGGCGCTACCACTGGCTTGTCACGCCGAACACGATGACACGCGGGTTCCCGATCAATTCCAACATCGTGGACTCAACCGGCAGCATCGCCATGCGCATCTGCGCCAGCGGCCTCAAGGAAGGCCTCACAAGCCCGTCCAGGCCGTGGTTCAAGATCAAAGCGGCTCAGCCAGGGTTCGTCCCTGACAAGGCTGCTCAACTCTGGTTCGACGATGTGGAGGGCCTTATCTATTCGGTGATGGCCCGGTCCAACTTCTATGACTCGCTCACTCAGGTGTTCGAGGACCTGACCGTATTCGGCACCAGTCCGATGATCATCTACGAGGACGACAAGGATGTGATTCGCTGTCACGTCCCCTGCGCCGGCGAGTACTTCCTGGCGGTGTCCAACTCCAACAGGGTCGAGACGCTCAACCGCAAGTTCGTCATGACCGTTCTCCAGATCGTTCAGATGTTCGGCCTGGAGAATTGCCCTGGCGCGGTTCAGGAGATGTGGCGCACTAAGGGCGCCAGCCTCGACGTCGAGTACATCGTCGCCCATTCCATAGAGCCGAACTTCGCTATCCCCAATGGACATGGCGGCGGCCTTGACCCCCTCGGCGGGCACTTCCCCTGGAGAGAATTCTACTGGGTCTGGGGCTCCAGCACCGAACGCCCCCTCAGCGCCCGAGGCTTCTACGAGGAGCCCTTCATCGCTCCGCGCTGGGCGATCACCAGCAACGATCCCTATGGCCGCTCTCCGGGCATGGACGTGCTCCCAGACATTCTCCAGCTCCAGCTCGAGTCCAAGCGCAAGGCGGAAGCCATCGAGAAGCATGTCCGCCCGCCACTCCTGGCGAGCTTCGACATGCAGAACCAGCCGTCCAGCGCGCTCCCTGGCCACGTCACCTATGTCGCCAACCTCGGCCCCCAAGCTGGCATGCGTCCGATCTATGAGGTCAACCCGCAGCTCCAGTGGATGGTCGCCGACATTAAGGAGGTGCAAGAGCGGATCAAGGCAGGGTTCTTCAATGACATCTTCCGTCTCCATTCCGACACCACCAAAGAGCAGACCGCGTTCGAAGTGCAGAAGCGGGATCAGGAGAAGATGGCGGTTCTCGGCCCCATTATCGATCGGTTCCAGAACGAAGGCGCAGGACCGTCGATCAAAAGAATTTTCGGAATCCTACGTCGAAGAAGCATGCTCCCGCCTATTCCAGATTCTCTTCAGGGAGTAGGTTTCGATATCGAGTACATCTCGATGCTCGCCATGGCGCAGAAGGCTGCAGCGACCACCAGCATCGAACGCGTCCTGGCCACGGCTGGCAATCTCATGGCCGCCGATCCGGAGATTATGGACAACTTCGATCTGGATGAGACGATCAGGGAATACGGCGACCTGATGAACGCTCCGCACAAGATCTTCCGCGATAGACAACAGACGGAGCAGAAGCGGCAGCAGCGCAGACAGCAGCAGCAAGAGGCTATGCAGGCGGAGAAGGCTGCACAGACCAGCGCCAGCGCGGCGCAGACGGCCAAGGTTATGAGCGACACCCCGGTCGGCGGGGGCTCCAGCGCTCTCGATCTGATGATGGGTATGGGCGGGGGCGGTCAGCCCCCAAGTCTATGAGGATTGATATGGACGACGAACTCGCTTTCTACAATGAGACCTGCAAGACATGTCTCTTCTATCATGTGACCCCAGGCCATACGACCTGGAACGTCTGCCGGTTCTGGGTTCCCAGCTCGACAGCCATCAATCAGTATGCTATCCAGCCTCATGTGGCGGACCCGCAGGAGGCCAATGTCATGGATGCCTGCGGCTGCTACAGGAGGAACCCATTCCTTAAGGAGGAACAACCAGTTGACGACAATCCTAAAGCGACTCCGGCATCGGAAATCGGCGAGGTCAGTTAAGGGAAACAGCGATGCGCGGGTCCAGAGCGATCCGCGTAATCTCGTTTACGCCCCAACGACTTACTTCACAAAATACAGCGGCGACTTTCTCAAGTACATCGTCAGGCCCAAGAAAGGCGTTGGTCGGCCTCCGAAGGCCCGTAGGGAACAGCTTTTCCAGCAGTCGTGTAAGACGTGGGGTTACACCCACCCTCGCACCTGCGCCCTAGCTGAGACGTATGCTAAGTATGGTGACTTCAATGGCTAGTCTGAACGAAAAGGAAGCTGCAGAACTCGTCGTCGACAAGTTCAAGCAGCTCGTCGACGCCCTGCGCATTTATGCTCACGCCAGCAAGCGCGAGGAGTTCCTAACGCTGAGCCAGCTCATCGAGAAGTTGCGCCTCCAGTTCGCGCGCCTTGTCGCCATGGGGATGATGAGGGGGAGGGTCGAGCATGGACCAAACTGACAAGCCCATCACCGTCGCCATCATGGTCCCGTCGGGCGAAACCTGGAAAGCTGATATGGCCTCGGCCCACGGCGCCATCGTCTCCTACACCGAGCGCCACGGCGTCCGTACAGCGTTGAGCAATCAGAAGGGGTCAGTCGTCTCATTCAATCGGGACGACATGTCGGAGATCGTCAACCAGCTCCCAGTCGATTACCTGTTCTGGTTTGATTCGGATATGGTCCCTCCGCATGACGTCATCATTCGCCTGCTGAGCCACAAGAAGGAGATTGTCGGCTGCGTCTACCCACAGCGCTCCGCGCCGTATGGAACGCTCGGCGTGCCCTTCGAAGGCATGGACCTCAGCGGTGGCGGTCTCGTCCCCTTCTGGCTTCTGCCAGGGGGATGCGTTCTGATATCCGCTGATGTCTACAAAACGATTCCAAAGCCGTGGTATTTCAATACGGTGCGGCGCCCTGGCCTTCCTCTCGACGCCTTCTTCGCGCTCATGGATGATCACTATTCGACTCCTATGCCCAATGACGTGAAGGAGCTTCTATCCAATAATGAGAGGTTCAACGCATGGATCTCCTATGAGGAGAAGATGCACCAGCGGAAGTTCGCAGGAGCAAAGAGGATAGGGGAGGACTACAACTTCTTTATCAAAGCTCAGCGCTATGGGTTCGATGTTTATTGCGACCTCGACTATTCTTACAAGCTGATGCACATTGGGGAGACACACGCGAGGCTTTCTCCTCCTGCGGCTCCCAGCGAAGAAAAGACTATCAATCCTCAGGAAGATTGATATAATTCAAAAATGATGCGGCGGGCCGAGCGCTCGCGGAGGGATTTGGCTTCCTCCTTGTCCTTCGCTTGAGCGCCGGGGCGGTCTGCCGCATCAATCTCCTCAATCACAAAAAATCATCCCTACTTCCACAATCCGCGTTTTTGGATTGCATATTCTTGCGTCTTCACGCAATAAATACATATGGATGATGAAATTGACGAAAAACCCCATACCGATGCGTCGTTTAACGCGTCTGACCCAGAACAGGTCGCTGCAAAGCGCAGGTCTGCGGGGAAGAAGAAGAAGGCTGATGGCGACGTCGTAAAGACCGTCATGTCTTCCCAGGCTGGCAGGACGTGGATGCATTCGCTTCTCGCGTCATGTCACTGTTTCAGCATTAGCTTTACCGGAGAAGCGCTGTCCTCGGCCTTCAAAGAAGGTGAGCGCAATGTCGGAAATACGCTGATGGCTTCCATCATGAAAACATGCCCCGATGAATTCATCATGATGTTAAAGGAACAAAGCAATGACGCTTGATGCGCCTCTGCAAACCGAATCCGCTCCAGCCGTTGATGTGGCTCCCGCTCCCGTGGTCGAAGCCCCTGCTCCTGCTGTTGACGCCACCCAATCCGTAGCGTCCCCTGCCGTAGAAGCGGACGCCCCAGTTACAGCCGTCTCCAGCTTGCTGAGCGAGACGGTAGAAACCCCCGCTGTTGAGGCCACAGAGCCCCAACCGGACTCTGAGACGGCCCCGGCCGAAGCGCCCCCGGCAGTCGAATTTACCGACTTCACCCTTCCCGAAGGCGTGCAGTTGGACGACACTTCCCTGAACACGTTCAAGGAAGTGCTTGGCGGAGAACTTCCTCCCCAGGAAAAAGGCCAGCGTCTGGTTGATATGTACATAGCAGAGATCAACAAGCGTGATCAGGCTGCTTCAGACAATCAGTACAAGGTCTGGAATGAAACTCAGGCCCAGTGGAAGGAGCAGGTGAAAGCCGATCCTGAGCTGGGAGGCAATAGATTCAACACAACGCTTCAGACCTGCATCGGGGCCATCAACCAATATGGCGGAACGGAAGCTCAAGTCGCTGAGCTCAAGCAGGCCCTCACATTTACGGGGGCAGGCAGTCATCCAGCTATCATTCGGTGGGCCAATAACATGGCGAGCGCTCTTAAAGAGGGTTCTCCCATGGCCACGACCGCAGCTCCGAAGCCACCGCAATCGCGGGCGCAGAAGCGCTACAACGCCAGTGGGGCAAACTAATGGCTAACTATTTCATGTCTCTCGCCGATTGGGCGAGCCGCACCGATCCTAAGGGCGTCATCGACGACATCGCCGAGACCCTGTCTCAGTGCAATGAGATCTTTGACGACATGCTCTGGACTGAAGGCAATCTGCCGACCGGCCACAAATCGACGATCCGTACCGGCCTGCCGAGCGGAACCTGGAGAATGCTCTATCAGGGCATCCCCTTCACCAAGTCGACCACCGCCCAGATCACCGACGGCGTTGGCATGCTCGAAGCCTACAGCCGCGTTGACCGCGCCCTGGCCGAGCTCTCTGGCGACGTGCAGCGGTTCCGCATGTCTGAGGACAACGCTCATCTCGAGGGTCTGTCCCAGCAGATGGCGACGACCCTGTTCTATGGCAACTCGGCGATCAATCCCACGCAGTTCACGGGCCTTTCCCCGCGCTACAACACCGTCTCCACCTCGACCGCGCAGAACGCGATCAACGTGCTCGATGGCGGCGGCACCGGCTCCAGCAACACCAGCCTCTGGCTCCTCGGCTGGGGCGAACAGACGATGTTTGGCATATTCCCTAAGGGGAGTAAGGCCGGACTGCTGTTCGAAGACAAGGGCGACGTTCGTCCGGGCAAAGACGCCGCTGGCAATGAGTTTGAGGCGTACACCTCCTACTTCAAGTGGCAGGCTGGCCTGACCGTGCGCGACTGGCGCTATGGCGTGCGCATCTGCAACCTCGACACCACAGCAGCTGCTGGCGGTCTGGCGGGCTCGACTCCTCCGGATATCTTCGCCATGCTGAGCAAGGCTGTCGTCCGGCTTCCCACGATGGGACGCAAGCAGAGCGGCATCACCAAGACCGACGCCCCCGGCGAGACTGCCCCTGGCATTCGTCCGGCCATCTACTGCAACCGTACGGTCCGCCAGTATATGGATCTCCAGGCGATCCGTGACAAGAACGTTCTGCTGACCCCCACCGAGTATGCTGGTAGTCCAGTAGTGGAGTTCCGTGGCGCTCCCATCAGAATCAATGATGTCTTGTTGAATACTGAGACAAGGGTAGTGTGACCTAATCTTCACATGATCTTTTGATCCACTTCACAAGAAAGAGAGTATACTCCAATGATCATGGACAGTCAACTGAATTTCTCGAGCGCCCAGGCCATTACTACGGCCAGCGCTGCGAGCAGCACCATCACCGCTTATGATGAGAGCGGTGGC